ATGATTCTGCTACACTTCCTGCGGCAGCTGCTTTTGCTGTGGCAGCTACACTTCCTTCTACTCTTCCTGCAAATCCATATTCTAATTTTTGCCGAATGTTTTCTAATAATAGATTTATATGTTTATCATTATTTACACATTTAAGAAGCTTTAAATCTTTAGAAAATTTTATTCCCATTAAATATTTGTATGTTTCATTATCCAAATAATCTAATGCTCTTTTTATATCCAAAGATAACCATGTTTCTAGATCCGGTATACAATCATAAATATTTTTATTTATAAAATTGTCTTCATCCAACTTTCCTGCATGAAAATGTATAATGTCTGTAGAAGAGTTCCTATCACCTAATTTATAAAGTTGTTGAGTTTGCGGAATAATATAATAATTTTCATCGTCTGTCTCATAAAGAGTATTTGGATTTTCATTTTCAATAAAAGCAATTAAATTATCTCTATGATCCTTAAGTTTTCTTATATCATCGTCATTTATAACAGTTCCGGTTTTAGGAATTGGCAGAAGATTACTCTTGTGTGACATCATTATTTGATTATCTACTTCAAGCATTGTCTGACTACTTACATTAGAAGGCTTTAGTGAAGGTGTTACACTCGATTTATTTATAATACTAACAATTTCTTTTACAATTTCTGGTATTTGTGGTGCAGGTTTCTTTGAACTCATTATATATATATATAATATTTTAATTTTATAAAATTGAAATATTAAACATTTCTAAATAAAATTATCTAAATGGAAAAATCATATTCTAAAAATATTCCAACATTATACGATAAAGATATAAAATGTCTATATCCTATAATAGATGGCGAATGTTCTTTTATTTGCCATTATCCTAATTTTTTAGACGAACAAGAAAAACAGGTTTTACAAAAATGGTTGGAAAATAAAGACTATAAAGAAGGTAAAAGTATAAGTGGTAAAGAAATACCACGCCTTCAATTATGGTATCAACTTGAAAATAAATATTTTAATGATAAATGGAAATATAGGTATGATAGGTGGAGTTCTCAAAAATATGACGATATATTAGAGAGCATTCAATTGAAAGTTAATAATAAAACTAATAAATTAATAGAAGAGTATTGTCCATTTATTACGAAACCTAAAATAAATAGTTGTTTAGTAAATAAATATCGTAATGGGAATGATTCTATTAAACCACATAGAGATACGCCGGATAGTTTTGGGGAATATCCAACTATTACAGGTTTATCTATAGGTGGAAAGAGAAATATTGTTTTTAGGAAAATTGATTTAGATTTACGGAATTATAATTCTATGAAAAAGGATAATAATTCAGTAATGGATTTCGAAATGGAATTAGAAGATAATTCCCTCTTTATTATGGCAGGAGCAAGTCAAAAATACTATTCTCACGAAATTCCCAAAGATTTTTCTAAAGATATTAGATATTCATTAACTTTTAGGGAATTTATACAATAAATATTAATTTATTCTAACCTAAAAAATTATTTAAAATAATTTTTATTAACCTTTATAAATGAAAAAGGAAACCAAGAGAAAAATAATATCCAAAATACATCAAGTTATTACCATATATTTTTCAACTTTTCCATATATAACACCTAAATTCATTTTACCATATTCATTATATTTCAGTTATACTATTATTTTACATTGGTATTATTTTAATGGTAGGTGTTGGTTATCTATTTTAGAAGACAAATATAAACCGAAAGACGAACCTAAAACTAATATGTTTCATTTTTTTAAAACTTACAAAATACCTTTATTTGTTTTTGATTTCTTTATATACCTTAATATAGTTTATAGTTGTTATATTTTGGATATGTTATGGAAGTCTTTATATTTAATAGGAATGTTATTATATTTTAATAAGATAATTTATGGTAGTATAAAATTTAAATAAAATAAAATAAAAAGAGTTTAAGTAGCTATAATTATTTATGATTATGGTTTCTTATTCAACTAATTTAGCAATACAGTTTGTATTATTATTTATATATATAGTCCAATTTATAACGGATTTAATTTTATTGGCCGACAATGATATAGTGAGTAATTTTATTAGTATAAAAATTTTTGTGATTATAAATCTTGTTTTTGATATATTAGTGTTTTTATATTTGATTTATAGAATTATGGATTATATTAAGAAAATACAAAAATATAATGAAGACAGTATTACCGAAACAGATTATTGGTTTTTCGTAATAGGTACTTTAATGTATTTTTTAGGTATAGGATTTTTCTATGCCACTAATTATAATACTACCGAAAATAGAAGTATATGTATGAATGACCAAATATTTAGGATTTATTTATTTTCACATTTACCAATTGCGGTAATATGTTTTACAATAACAGTATTATTTTTTATTTTTATGGCACTATTTTTTTTATGTATATGTATAAAATGTTGGTGTTTAGATCCATGTAGTAGTAATAATAAAATTTACCCATATTATTAATTATAAAAAAAAGGTATTTAATTTAATTAATTTTCTTGATAAAAATAAATATTGTTATATATTATAATTTAATAAATGAATTGTTATGCTTGCGGATGTGTAAAACAACACCAAAATAACACTGAATTTTGCGGAAGAGTAGTTAGAAGCGGAAAAACTCTAACAACTATGGGGTGTGATAAAGAATGCCCGCAATGTGAAAGTTGTGATTATGACGGAAGATTTATGACAAATAATAACAATAATAACAATAACAATAAAAATAATAAACCTTTTTTATATACCAGTCAAAATAAAAATAGAAAAGAATTAGACGCAAAATCATTTTTAGAAATGGTTAAAAGACAAAAACAGATGAATATCGAACAAGGTATTTATGAAGGAACATTGGATGATGTAAAAATTCGAAATAAAAATAATACACCTTATGATTTAGTAAATGTCAAAAGAAATATTCATAATTCTAATAATGATGGTATAACCCAAGAGATGGATATGGAAATGGAAATGAGTTGTTCTGGTAAAATAGAAAAAAATTGTTTAAATGACGACGGTTGTTATTGGAATAATAAAGGTGTAGAATGTAGGGAATTAGAAGTATCCTTTTATACAATAGAAGGTTTAGGTAATACAACTTTTAAATTACCAATAGGAAATTATGATAGAAGGGAAATAGATAATTTTGATTTTATGCCAAGTTATATTTTAGTTCCAATTGGTTTAAGAGTTAAAGTATGGAAGGATAGTGGATTTGTTGGAAATGAAAAAGGATATTTGGGCAATATTACTCCTGGCTCATTAGATCAAGAAATGAAGAAAAAATTAATGTATAAAATAGACTCACCAATAGGTAGTATTCAAATTTGTAATATGAAAGAATGTGTTAAACCTTCCGAATATGACAGAATGAAATTAATTAGTATAATAGACGGTAATAATATTGACCATATTGATAGTTTAGGTGTTTCTGGTATTGAAGGATATAAAAATAGATTAAGACAAAATATAAAAAATAGATTGAAATTTGTAAATTTACAATATGCGGAATGCTTAGAAAATGTAGGTAAATACTTTGAAGAAAATAATATTAATGTTAATAGAGATTTAGACGAAATAGAAGATATTTTTACACTTCAAAAAATTAAATATATTATTAATGATTTACCTTCCTGTCACGATTTATCTATTTTTAAAAATAACAATAACAATAATGTAAATAACAATAATAACGTAAATAATAATAATAAAAATAATAATTCACCTAGTATTTCTGTCAATGATAAAAATGTAAATAATACAGTATTATTTCACAATGAAAATATAAAAAATAAAAAAGTAGATAGAACATTTATTATAATTTTAACTATTGCGATTATTGTATTTTTAATTATTGCTTTAGGATTTATATATTATAAAAATAAAATTCAGGTATAATATAAAAAACTTATTATATAAAAAAACTCATAATATAAAAAACTCATAATATTAAAAACTTATAATATAAAAAAACTCATTATATATTAAAATGATTAAGTTAATTATTTTAATATTAGTTATATATTTAATAGTATCATTATCATATCAAGAAAAATTTATAGTAAATCCTAATTTACATATAAAGGAATTTAGAAATATACATAGTCATTTTAGAAAGTGTAGGAAAAATAAAGGAATATATAGTTGTATTGCTTCAAATCCACATAAATCTGTAATTCCGTATAGGAGATTTGTTCCAAGAAAAAAAAAAATAGATTATACTAGGTATAAAAAGAGCAGTCATTTAATGCCTGTTACTTTTGATTAAAATTGATTATATTTAAACTTTTTTAGTAATAAAATAAATAATGACAGAAAAAATATATTTAGAAGAAATATTTGAAAAATATGGAAACGTATATTCTGAATCTAAATTACTTAAACCTGTCGCAATTTTTATGATGGGAATACCGAGTGCAGGTAAAACAACAATTCTAAAACCATTCATTAAAAATATTTTACCATTAGTATTATATGATTTAGATATACTAAATTCACAAGAATATTTAATAAAGAAGAATTTTATTACATGTAATCCCGATATTCTTATGTTATTTATAGATCAATATGAAAAAAGTAAAGAAAGAGAATATTTAACAAAAGCAACTATTCTAAATAATAAGTTGGTTAAAATGATTTTAGAGAAAGAAGAAAAATATAATTTTATATATGACGCGACAGGTTCCCAATATGGACATTATATTAAACATATTGAAAACGCAAAAGAACAAGGTTATATAACTATTTTGATAAATGTTTCCATTGAACCTATAAAAGCATTTGATAGGGTTTCATATAGAGAAAGGAAGGTTTCTAAAGAAATAATAAATAAATTGTATAAGGATATTTATGATAAGAAAAATGATAAATCCAAATATCCAAATAAGAATAATTTAGAGATTTTAAGTGAGAAAGTAGATGTATCTTTAGATATTGATAATAACACACAAGACGAACATTATATTAAAGGTATAGGGAATGATAAATTGAAGGAGGAAGTATATTTAGATATGATATTCTAATAAAAATTGAATTTAAAAATATTTTTTACTTTATTTATAAAAAAATGTGGAGACAACAATTTATTAAAAACCTTGTGGAAACAAATAAAGCACTTAATATTATGTACAGAAAGTATAGATATTATCCAGCACTTAAATTACCAGAAAAATTAGATACAGATGAAGAATTGCTTGAATTTGCGAAGGAAATACATAAAGCAATTAAACACCCAGAACTTGCTTATTTAAATAATAAAAAATAAGTAATTTAATAAAATTTATTTTCTGTAAATAAAATATTATGAAAAAATTTATTTTTATTTCATTTTTTGAGAATATTTCTATAGGCGATACCCAAAAGGTTGGAGGTAAGAATTCTTCTCTTGGAGAAATGTATAATAATTTGGGTGTAGAAAATATTAGAGTTCCAAATGGTTTCGCACTAACATGTGAGGCATACCGACATTTTATTACATATAATAATTTAGAGATACAAATTAAAAAACATTTAGATAAATTAAAAAGCGATGAAGAAATAAAACAGAGCGAAGGAGAAATAAAAAATAGTAATGAAATTATAAAGAAAGTAGGTGAAGATATAAGAAATTTAATCAAAGAAGCAGAATTTCCAAAGGAACTAATAAATGAAATAACTGAAAGTTATAAATTATTATCAAATCAATATGATACAAATAATTTAGACGTGGCGATTAGATCCTCTGCGAATGCCGAAGATTTACCTGACGCTTCGTTCGCAGGACAACAAGAAACATATCTAAATGTTAAAGGATTAGAAAATGTTTTAGTATCTATTAAGAATTGTTATGCTTCTCTTTTTACCAATAGAGTTATATCATATCGTATAAGCAAACAATTTGACCATACCAAAGTATATATGTCAGTGGGAGTTCAAAAAATGGTTAGGTCTGATTTAGGTTCCGCAGGTGTTGCTTTTTCTCTTGATACTGAATCGGGAAATAAAAACATTATTTTAATTAATAGTTCTTATGGTTTAGGTGAAATGGTAGTTAGTGGACAAATTAAACCAGATGAATTTATAGTTCATAAGGATAGATTGACGAACGGATATAACGCTATCATAGATAAAAAGTTAGGTAATAAAAATGAACGATTGATTTATAGTAAAAGAGGAAATCAAAGATTAGAAAAAACAGTAGTAAGTATGGAAAATCAGGCATTATTTTCTCTAACAGATAAACAAATTTTAGAATTATCACAATATGTTTTAACTATTGAAAAATATTATACTAAAATGAAAGGTAAAGATTGTCCTGTTGATGTCGAATGGGCTTTAGACGGCAATGATAATAAATTATATATAGTACAGGCAAGAAGTGAAACTATTCACTCTGCTAAGAAAAATTTAGATTATATTGAAAAATATAATCTAAAAGAAACAGATAATAAAAAACTTATAGCACAAGGTGTATCTGTCGGAACCAAAATAAGTAGTGGCAGAAGTAATATTTTACACGATATTGATATTAGTATAGAACAAAACCTCTTTAAAGAAGGTGATATATTAGTTACTGATATGACTGATCCAGATTGGGAACCTCTTATGAAAATGTCTTCGGGAATTATAACAAATAGAGGAGGGAGAACTTGTCACGCTGCTATTATTGCGAGAGAAATGGGTATTCCCGCAATAGTAGGAACAATAAATGGAACTAAAAAAATACTAAACGGTCAAGATATTACTTTATCTTGTGGAGAAGGGGAATATGGTTATGTTTACGACGGATTATTGGATTATGAAGTTAAAAAAACTAAAATAACAATAAATGATAATAAATTGGAAACGAAATTAATGATGAATATAGGTAATCCTGAAAATTGTTTTCAATCTTCAATGATACCTAATGAGGGTGTTGGTTTAGTTAGAATGGAATTTATTATAAATAATTATATTAAAGTTCATCCTAAGGCACTTTTAGATTATTCTAATAATCCAGATTTTATTTTACAAAATCCTATTATTTACAATAAAATACAGAAACTAATATTTAATAAAAATTGTAAAGGACACCAATATTTTATAGATAAATTATCTAATGGTATAGGAAGAATTGCGGGTGCTTTTTACCCCAAAGACGTAACAGTTAGATTTTCAGATTTTAAAAGTAATGAATATAGGAATTTATTAGGGGGTGAATTGTATGAACCAATAGAAGAAAATCCTATGATTGGTTGGAGAGGTGCTTCCAGATATTATTCAAAAGATTATAAAGAAGCATTTAGGTTAGAATGTATTGCTTTGAAAAAAGTAAGGGAAGAAATGGGATTTGATAATGTAATATTAATGATACCATTTTGTAGAACAGAAGAAGAATGTATTAAAGTTTTAGAAACAATGAAAGAGTTTGGTTTAGAGAGAGGAGTTAATGGATTAAAAGTATATCTTATGTGTGAAATTCCTTCTAATATTATTTTAGCAGAGGAATTTTTAAAGCATGTTGACGGTTATTCTATAGGAACGAATGATTTAACACAATTAACATTAGGTTTAGATAGAGATTCTGGATTAGTATCACATATTTATAATGAAAGAAATATGGCTGTTAAAAAAATGATAGAAATGGTAATAAAAAATTGTAAGAAAATGGCGAAGAAAATAGGTGTATGTGGTCAAGCACCTAGCGATTTTCCGGAATTCGCACAATTTTTAGTAGAAAATAAAGTAGATAGTATGTCGTTAATTCCAGATAGTATTACTCCTCTTAGAGAAATTTTACTTAATAATATAAATTAAAATAAGTCCCGAAGGTACTAAATATACCTAAGTTTTTTATTAAACATTCCATGAGCTATTATCCACCCAATAATACTAAATACAGTATCTCCTATACTATTTGCCAAACTATCTCCTTTATATTGAGGTGTTTCAACTTTAAAACCGATATATTTTGTTATAGTATTAAGATAAAACATAAATTTATATTCTACTTTTCTTATTATAGAACCTAATTGTGGAATACGTACTAAAACATTTTCACCTATTTCGAAACAAGTATGTATTAAAAACCAATATACTAAAGGTATCCCTAAATATCCGGCAATTATACCAAACATAAAATGGTATATAGTAAAATATGAAACAAAATCTTGTTCATCTCCACCTTGGAATATTATCATTATATATATATTACTCAGATTTTCCAAAATAATAATAGTAAACAATAATTAAATTATATACTACAAACACTAAACAAGCAAATGTCATACCGTGATTTTCTGTTAAAATACCTATAACTACATATACAAAATTAAGGAAAGTCATTAATGAAATAAATTTCATAGAAAAAGATTTTACTTTTTGTGTTTTAATTGTTCTATATAATTGAAAAACAACAGATGCGAAATTTGCTACTGCTGATACTATTCCCCACTTACTTACATTTAGACCTAATATTTTTCTTTGTTTATCTTCTAATTCTTTAGACATTTCTTCATTACTTTGTGTTTCATTATCTACTTGATTATTTGTTTGATTATTATCTAATTGATTATTTACTAGGTTATTTATTTCATTAACGGGTTGGTCACTTAAAACATTATTTTGTTCATTATTATTTAATTGGTTATTATCAATATTATCCATTAATATTAAAAAAGATAATAATAATTATATTTTATAAATATAATGAGTAATTACGATAAGTTTAAAAAAAAAATTATGATTGATAAAAATATAGATTTAAGTATAATTGGATTAGGGAAATTATCTATAATAGAAACTGTGGCTTTTTTTACTAATTGTTTAGTATTCCCAGCTGTTTTTTTCCAGGCAAAAAAAACAATACAAACAAGAGAGGCTAAAGATGTAGATTTTTGGTTTAATGGATTACAATTACTTGGAGGAACACCTGAAGGATTAGTAGGTTATTATATAGGAAATTTAATTAATAGTGTTCAAATGATGGCAATTGGTATTTATGCTGTTTTATTTAGATCACTAATGGCATTTTTTATATTATTTGGTAAAAGAGGATTAATAAAAGATTTATTTACTAAGAAAAAATAATTTTACCTTATTTTTTTATACTAATATTATCTGTAATTTTATATATTTTATAAATATCTTTTAAAATATTCAAAGGGGCATTAGTATTCTTACTAATTAATTCTAATTTTACTAATTTATTTATTAATTGTGTTCTACTTAACTTATCAATATCTTTGTCTAACTTATTACTATTTTTTTTAATTGCTTTTTGAATTACTTTAGTAAATGGATTTACTAAAGAATGATCACTTGATATAATATTTTTTTTTTGTAATGTTTTTTTCTTTAAAGGTTTTTTCTGTAATGATTTTTTATTTGATTTTTTAGTAGATTTTTTTAATTTAGGAGCAACTATATCGGATGATATTGTTTTTTTTTTCTTACTAAGTTTTTTGAAAAATTTATTCAAATCCTTTTTAGTTGCGGGTTTTAAATTAGTAATCGATTTAGGTAATTTGGGTTTATTATTTTTAACTTTCTGATTTACAACTTTATTCTCTACTTTTTTATTAACAGTAAAAGTAAAGGGTGCTATATTAGTACCTTCTTGTTTTTTAGGTTTTTCCATTACCATTTTAGGTTTTTCCATTACCATTTTAGGTTTTTCCATTACCATTTTAGGTTTTTCTAATATCATTGTAGGTTTTTCCATTTCCATTGTAGGTTTTTCCATTTCCATTGTAGGTTTTTCTTCAATATTTCTTTTTTTAGTAAAATTTCTTTTAGAAAGTAATTTTTCAATTTCTTCATTTTTACTTAGTATTTTATTTAAATCTTGTTTTGGTTTTTTAGGTTCAGAAGGGTTTTGTTTTCTAATAATATTTTTAAGATAATCTAAATCTTGATTATTTTGTCTTTTTTTAGTTTTTTTCTGTGGAACATTTCCTATAGTAACTACTTTAATATTACTCATAGTATAAATATTAAATATAAAATAATTTTATAAATATAATGAACAGAATTATAAAAAGTTTAGTAACTAATAAAAAATTATTAGAAAATAAGAATATTTTAAGTTCTTATAATTCAAATGATTGGAAACAATATATTTCTTTTGATAAACAAGATTATAAGAAAAACTTAGTATATAGAGATAATAATTTTGAAATATTTGTTGTTTGTTGGTTACCTAATCAGGAAACTAAAATACATAATCATCCCGAAGGAGGATGTTTATTAAAAATATTAGAAGGAAATATGATGGAAGAATTATATGATAAAAATTTTGTTTTACAAGAAAAAAATAATTTAGTAATGAGTGATGTTAGATATATAGATGATTCTATAGGCATTCATAAAATGAAAAATAATGAAGAAAATACAATATCATTACATATATATTCTCCTCCTAATTTTATACCTAGTTTACTCAAATAACAAATTTTTTCTTTAATTATTTAAGAATTAAAATATTTTACTTTAATAATGCCTTCATATATAAAATGTTTTAATTGTAAAAAAGAATTTCCATCTGACGAATTTGGAAAACACGAATTAGAATGTATGTCTCATTTTTATCAAAATGAAATGGAAAATTTAATACCGTGCGATATATGTAATACTTTAATTCCATTTGAGAAATATGAACAACATATTAATTTTTGCGGTTTACGACAACCAATATACTTCCCTATAGCACCACCTCATATAAATATAGTAAATACTTCAAGCACAATAAATACAGAAGAAACAGAAGAAACAGTAAATACAGAAGAAACAGAAAATACAGGAGAAACAGAAAATACAGGAGAAACAGTAAATACAGAAGAAACGGACGAAGAAATGCCACCAATAATAGACCTTCCTGCGAATTTACCAAGTGATTTAGTGACTAATATAAATTTATTAATGAATAGTCAAAATTCTTTATTAATTTTTATTAATAATATGGAACAATATACCGAACCTGTAGATACATATGAAGAATTAACTTTATTAGATAGTGAAAATATAAAAAAAGGATTAAAATTAGAGGATATTTCAAAGGAAGTTTTTTATGAAGAATTTAATTGTCCCTTATGTTTCGAAGATTTTAAAAAGGAAGATACATTAATAAAATTAAAGTGTAAGCATGAAATATGTTTAGAATGTAGTAAGGAATGGTTTTCCGAGAATAATAAGTGTCCTATATGTATGACTGAGTTATAAAAGTGTAATAGTGATAATTAATTTTTTTTTTTATTAAAATATTATTTTTTTTTATATATAATACATATATGAATAAAAATACAAATATAAGAAATATTGAGGAAATAGACAAAATTATGACAGAAAGAAGAAACAAATTCAATAATGCGACTAGAAAAATTACAGAAGGTAGTAATTTATTTGGTAATCAGGAACCACCTAAATCTATGGAAGAAGAAGAAAATGAATTTATGAATAATTTTAATGAAAATTATTATTTAGAGAATAACAAAAAAAATAATAGTGATATTGATACAAATTTAAGAAGTTTTTTAGCGGAAGATACTAATAAAAAAAATCCAAGTTTAAAAAATAAATCTTTAGAATTAGAATCTTTAATTGTAGATAGTCTTGCTAGAAATAATTTCAATAAAGCAAATACTATTTTTGGAACTTTAGAAAGAATGTATGATAAATTTGATGATG